TTTGCTGCCCATATTGAGCCATAGACGAGCGTCGTCCTTGTCTTTGGCAAATTTGATGAATGCCTTAATCGTTAAGTCAATGCGCTTACGCGGTTGATTTCTGTTGCCATTGAACACGACGAACACATCGTCTGGCACGCCAAGCTTTTTGCGACATTCTTCCTTGTCCATTGGGAAGAACTTTGTGAAATCAGTGCCATGCCCAATAATGCGCACGGGCTTTGTGTAGCCCATTAGCTCAAGCTCTTTCTTGGCAAACTCCGTGTAAGTGGCAAGTCCATCCCATTCCATCATGGGCTTAGCCAAGTCTGGGAACAAGCCGTAAGAATCAATGGGAGTGTAGACAAACCATTTGAAGCCAAACTGCTCCTTCAACGGCTTCGCTTTTTCCCATAGTTGCAAGGCAATCCAAATGTCATTAGTCACCCATACAAGGTCTGGCTTAAACGCCTGGATGACGCCTGCAATGCGATGGGAACCAAATGGGTCATTGCCATGCAACATGGCAGGATACACCGTATAGTTCTTTGCTTCTGGATGGGGGTCGCCGTGGAAGTTTACGGCTAATACAGCCACTTCATGCTCTTCTGCTAATGCAGGAAGCAAATATTGCGCCACTCGTCCAAAGCCTGTCTCTACAAAGGCATCGCCACAATACAGAATGCGGGCCATAGTCTCCCCTGAATCTTCGTCATCTTAAGGGGCTTTTATACTGATGGCAAAAGGAGGCAAATGACATTATCACTTGGTTCGATACGCTTTTGCATTAGTACGTGCAAGAAATTTGCCCCGCATACGATTCCCGTCATCATTCCTAGCTTGCTTGCTGCTGGCATTAAGCAAGAGGAAATTTTGATCGTCAATGGCGGTCAAACTGTTCGCGCCAATACAAGCTACAAAGGAGTGCCAATGCTGCTAACGCAGCAGAATTCCTTTGAATACACGCCGCTCATTGAAATTATTGAACATTCAATGGAGAGCCAGTATTGGTTTCTCCTTCATGACACCTGCATTGCAGGCCCCCTCTTCAGGGCACTGGCTTATGAGCCCCCCGTGGAGGCCCCAGAGAAAGTGGCAATGAAGCAAACGCCTTCGATGAGCATTGGCCTTTATCGCCACGACTACCTCATGGTTCACAAGGAGCGCTTGATGGCTATCAAAAACTTGGACAGCTCTCCTGAGGCGTTACAGCGCTGGAAGCAGTGGGGCGTGCCAAACGAGGACTACATGCTCTGGAAACTTCAGGACGTGCCTTGTCATATCTATCATCCAGACAAGCACGGTCCTGATGAATGGAACTATCAAGGGCACGCCGATCCATACGGCACTGGCATGCAGCGCCGTATTGAATACTTCCCGCAACTACACCTCGCTAAAGCCAAAAGTAACTGGCAAGGCGTTCAACCCCACCTTTGCATTGACATCTGATGAAGCGTTTGGCAATTATCGGCGGAGGTTGGGTGGGATGTCATTTGGCAATGACATTTCGCGATGAGATGGAAGTGACGCTGTATGAAAAGAATCATACGCTCATTTCAGAAACTTCTTTTATCAATCAAAACCGCTTGCACTATGGCTATCACTATGCCAGAAATGCTGCCACTCGCCGCTTGTGTGCCACCACTTTTGTGCGCTTCATGGAGGACTATGGCGACCTTGTCCATGACGTGGAGAATAATTACTACGCAGTGTCGGAAGATGAAAGTCTTCTTGATGCTGAAACCATTTCCATTGTTTTCGGGAATGGTCCGCATGCTCAGTTAGATCCACAGGCTTTTAACCACACATCGCTTTTGTTAAATACGCCTGAGAAGCGCATTGATGCCATTGGAGCGAGCCTATATTTTCAATGGTGCCTAGAAACACTGGTCAAAAAGGAAAAGATTCAGCAATGCAATCTGCAAGCGTTGAAGCAAGATTACGATTTTGTTTTTGACTGCACCAACAATGCCCTCTTGGGGCCATTGCCCTCTCATTTCTTTGAAGCAGTGGCAATGTTTATTTACCGCCCCAAGGCTCCTCTTCCGTTTGGCGCCCTCACCTACATAGATGGAGAACTGTTTTCCATCTATCCATACAACGACAAATGCTTCTCGTTGAGTCACGTAAGACATGGCGTCATGAGCGATAACTCGCTCGACAATGCGGACAATGCAAGGCGATTAATTGAGCAACACGTAGAACGTTATTGGCCAGACTTTGCCGATAGCTTTGACTATCTATTCCCCACTCTTTCAATTAAAGCGAAGACGAAAGACTGCAGCGCCAATCGCACGCCATTAATGCGTCAAGACGAAAATCTATTCTCATTCTTCACCGGCAAGATTCAAGGCATCTATGCTATTGAAAGCATGGCTAAGCGAATTATTACTCAGCCATAAAGCTGCCTAAATAGCGGATATTCTCGATGGTGTTGAGAAGCGTTTACAAGCTCGCGCGTGATTCCGCCTTGGTAGCTGCTTGCGACTAAGAGCCGTTTAATTTGCTTGTGTTCATACTGGTTCAAGATGGGACCATTGTCAGTGTCGCTGACATGAACATGCGAAATAAAACGGAAGTAATGCTTGATAATCTTTATCGGGCTATCGCCCTGAAGCCAAGCATTGTTGGTGTCAAGCATTGTCTTTACATTGCGCAAATTGTAAAAGTCAATGTGATTGATAATCTCCTCGACCGTGTGGAAATACTTTCCTCCAAACGCTTTTGCAATGGGCTCAATGCAAAGAATGGCATCATTGGCGTTCAAGATTGAGTCCATGCGCTTCAGAACTTCCATCAAACTTGACGGACTTCCCCTGCGCAAAGCAGGGCTGCCAAGGACGAAGCGCTTAATACCCATCAAGGAGCCAAGCTTAACCACTCGCAGCAAATGCTCTTGCGTGGCAGTAGTGTCCTCAAAGCTTTGAACGGCGCTGTCGTAGAACAGCGCCTGAGCTGAATAGGCCCAAAGCCCATAATGCTCCCTATAGCGCTTTGCAATATCGCCAAAGTCTTCATTTCTCGCAAAGATGCGAGACGGTACCAGCTCAATGAAATTAAAAGCACCGGCATTGGTGCTTAAGATTTCATGCTCTTCTTCATCTTTCCAGCCAATCGCGCTAATTCCAAGCATTAATAAATGCCTCCATCTTTTTCAAAGTGGTTTCCTTGCTGGAAAAATAAGGCCCATAGTTATATTCAATTCGTGGCCCGCAATCGACGACTGTCTTCGCCCATGGGAACCATTGATCAATAATCTCTAAAGTTTCAATGGGCTCAGAAAACCATTGATGTTCTCCGCCTTTTTGACAGGCTTCAGTGTGAAGCCATAAGTCCTTCAAGTCGTACCATTGATAACAAGAATTGGCATTGATCTTTTCAATGTTGTTGCTATTAAGAAGATCAAACAAAATATTCTTCTTGATGCGCTTATGGAACAGCGCAGGGAGACGAATGATCGTAATTACAGACTTGGGAAAGGTGGCCTTGACTAACAGCTCAAAGATGTATCGCGTGGAACCATAGTTGATAGCATGAGTCTCTGGGAAGTTTTCCACATATTTATAAGTTTGATTGTAAATATCAATAGTGGAATAAAGGATGATTTCCTTCGGGCTCCATAGCCTAATCTTTGACAATACGTGATACATATTATCAAAATCTGCCATTGGCGCTTGATTCGCTTTCCACTTTTCTGCTGGCAAGCAAGCTAAATAAAGCTTGTCAATATCATCCTTTAGTAATGGGGCGAGATGAATATTTTCGGAATTAAAGCGGCAATCAAAATCGTGATACTCTCGCAAAACGCTCCCAATCAGGCCCGTGCTTCCAACCAAAACATCCATGCTCACACTGCCACGACTGGCGCTTGTTGACGCATGTATTTTACGCTGCATTTGCAATTGGACATACAAGCGCAGCGCTGACCTGGCATGGGCAAGCTTCCAATGGGAACAGCTCCTCGCGTTGCATAGCGCAAGCAATCGTCACAATGCTTCGCCTGTGGATCAAGGATGCGTCGCATCAGACTATACCCTTGCTTCTCCTGTCGAATTGTGGCACCTTCCCAGTAAGAACCTCGCACAGCTTGAGCGTACATGCCGATACGAGCAAGAGCCATGGGAGCAGAAATGCTCCCAGCCAAAAGATCACGAGCAAAATTCTCCAAATAACGATATTCCGCACGAAGGCGCTGACCGACGCGGCCCCAGTCTGAAGCTTGCATCGTATCCCGTCCACCATTGCCAATAATCGCCGCTTGTGTATGGGCAAGTTTAAGCGCTTCCCTTACACTTCGTTGCCATTGATCCAGCGTAATATCGCCGCTATCAAGCATGCTTGTAAGACGACGTAGCAAAGTGCCAAGCTTGTTAATTCGACCATCAACCAAAGCCTCCACGGCAGACTGACTAAGGAACCGTCCATTGCTTCCGCGATAACGGCCACTAATGGGATCGTAGCGCCATGAGGATTGGTCAAAACGCTGTTCAAGAGCGGCTGCGAACGTTGATAAATCATTCAGGCCTTGCATCTTCAGCCTCCAGAATATCCTTGAAACGCTCAGGCGCTTCCTCCTTCCATTGGTTCAATGCAGCGTCAATATCTTCGGCGCTAATCAATGCAGCTTCGTCCACGTCAGAAAGGATGAGACCTTCGACTTTCATGGGCTCAAGAGCATCAACTTTGCTGCTCACATTTTTAGCTGGGCCTTTACGTTCGGGATTGGGATCGGCTTTGCGCTTGCGAGCAACAATTGTTTGACGCTCTTCTTTGCTCATAGCTTGCGCCTTGGCTTGAGGCAGGCACTTAGGCTTGCCTTCTTTCTCCTCGCGAGCACCACACGGACCAAGAATTTCACCATTGGCGCCAATCCTCACCCACTTTTCCTTAAACCACTTATCAAGATCGTCGGCATGAAGCTCTTGCTCGTCGCTCTTAAATGCTCCACTCAGTGAACCGTGCTTCTTCTTGTACATTTGCTTGTACTGTTGCACCACGTAACCACTGGCATAAGCAGAAGGCCACACTTTAAATTTAGATTTAGCAGCACTCACCGCTCGTGAATGCAGCTCTTTATCAGTGAAAGTTACGTCCCCACGAACTTTCTCTAGATCACGAGGCAGAAATAAGCCAGCAGCGTCTTCTCTGCTGTCCTCCACTTCACGGCTTCCGTCCATGGGAAGCGTGCCATTCTCTTCGTTCATGGGATCACGACCTCCAGGAGGCACCGCCATTTTCCCGTCACCCCCTTTCTGAGTGGAACCACCCCCGCCTTGAGCAGGAAGTTCCCGCACTACGGACGGGTCGAGCGTGAGTTCCATGCTCCACTCAGAACCGCCGTAACGGGCATCTGCTACTTCCTTAGGACTCAGTACACCAAGCTGGATGTAACGACCGTCTACGGCCGCCACACGCGCCCGTACATCGGCCATTTCGCGCTCATTAAGCTCGAACAATGGATTGAAAGAAATGCGCCATGATTCAGGAAGCTCCCCTTTCGTCGGCCCCTCCTTGCTAAGCATGATCATTTCCATCAGCTTCTTGATGGGCCGTTTGAAATGAACGCTTTGATAATCAGCAAGCGTTTTGGCAAAATCACGCTCTTCACTGCGACCAGTGGAGCCAAGACCACTTGGACTCTCCCCAAACAGCACTGTATGGGGAATTTTGCTGGCGCCAATAATATCCACGCGCAGCTTCTCAAGGATTTCTCCAATGCCACCAAAGTTGCGACTAATAAATTCAAGCTCTTCTTTCTCCGCATCAATCGCGTAGCCGCG